CCCACGACATCATATCAGCCATCACAAAGCCACAACTCCTCACCCATCTGGACGGGGAGGAGTTAGAGGAGCCTAAGCTCACCAGCGCAGGAGCACTGATGGGTCTAGGTCCCTCTTGGACCGTGATGTCACTTCTCAATAACTTCGCAGCTGTTAAGGCGGGTATACACCCTGACCGGTTCCGAACATGTGGGGACGATTTGGTTGCATTAGGAACAACAGAAGAGTTTGATCGATACGAGACGAATCTGTACGATCTCACTTTCCTGCCCAACGCTGAGAAATCTTTCAGAGGATTAAATGGCGTCTTCTGCGAACGATTCGTAAAAACCCAGATTGAGGGTACTACAAAACGATCGAGAGGATCCAAATCTGCCAAGAAAGAAGACTCAGCTAGTTACCAAGTTACGGCAACGTCGGAGAGTCATGTCAGAATCGCACAATCGAACGGTGTCCGTCTTCTATCCCGAGGGATGAAAGACAGTGCCGGACGACTAGCGACCACAACACGACTACTTGCTCTATCTCGCGCGCAAGACAGTAAGATTGTCAAGCCGAGCCGCCCTATAAGGGAGGCTCTGCTAAAAACGATCAAACGTTTTGCGGTTGGAGACTGCGGACCAATATCACATGGTGGAGGTGGTCGAGGTGCCGTAAACCATAAGACTCTCATGATGTATCTTACACGTGGCGTGTTCAATCCAATCAAGAAGTATAGGTCATCGGATCAGCAAGAGATAATCGAACACTTTCGATCAGCCGAGATCTCTCAAGGAGATTCTCAACTGATCAGTCGTGCTGACGCTCTTCAAGAATGCTTGATCGCTCAGGCATCTTATGACCAGTGTCTGGGGCACACACAGGTAGGTCAACCGGTTCCAATGAAGGTCGTTAGGGCTAAATGGAATGCTCGCTATAAATCAGTCCAAGGACTGACCCCGTTCAAGGCTCTGAGGATATGGCACGAAAGAAATCGTGACAATATGCTCATAGCCGAGGACGAGAAACCGTTGCAGAATACAGTGCTCAAAATCGAACATCATATTCGCAACCGGAATTATAGGAGAGCAATCAATGTCGCATCCAACTTCCAATTACGGGCACCTTTCAGCATAGTTAAGTCATTAACAATGTCTATTCCACAGACCACCCGGGTCCTAAACCCGGAGGTCAATCTCCGTACACTAATGTACGGGC